AATCAGAGCGCCGGTGGCTGCGGCTGTCGGATATGGCAGCGCTGCGCGGGTCGCAACCTTGACGTTCTGCGTTAGCGACGTGTCGGGCTCAATCGCAGCATATGGGTTAACCGCGCCGTCAGCAAAAGCCGCATACGGGTTAGCTTCCGGCGGTGTGGCATACGCCGCGTATGGATTTTCTGCCATTTACCGCCCCAGAATTTTAGCTGCTGCGCCTGATCCAAAGATAGCATCAAACTGCGCCGCTTCGGAAGGATTTGCTTTAAGACGAGCCGCAGCCGCAGGCGGGATAGCCGACGCAGCAGCGCGAGGACCGGGGATGCCGCTTTCGGTTTTGGCTTCCGGTGCCTTTACATTCTTAAACTTGATTTCCTGACCCAAACCGTAGCGCTGGCTCAAGTTCTGGATGATGGCGCGCACAGACTCGATGGACTGCGTGGGGTTAGACACAGCCGCCAACATCTGTTGCAGTTCGACGTTGGAGTTCATTTCCTGCGCCGACATGCCGGTCGAGTTCTTGATGTCGGTAATCAGGGTGCGGGCAAGGCTCACCAGCTCATTGCGCTGGCTCTGCGCTTTCGTGCCCGCAGCCTTACCGACTTCCTGACCAATAAACGTCCCGCCCAGATAGGCCGGGATGTTCTGCTTCACGCCCTTGGCTTCGCTGGGGATGCCACCGGCTTCTTCCAGACGGTCATAAGCTTCAGCCATCTTGGTCAGCGTAGAAGTAACTTCCTGACGACCTTTAGCTTCCATGCCTTTGCCAAACTCAGCACCGGTCGGTGCAGGCGGCGCTGTAGGTGTCGGCGCAGCAATCGGCGGTATGTTCAGCTGCGGGGCAGCA